AGCACGGGAAAGGCTGGAAGGATTGGCCGCTGGGGAACCCGACACGGCGACACTCGGGGTTGCCGTCGGCTCTTTGACGCCCAGTACTTTCTCTCCCGTTGCTGCGGTGTACACGACAGCCCCGCCGGAAGCCTTCGACATGTAGAGCCGCTGGTCGTCCGTATAGACTGGGCCGGGAACAAATCGACGCCCTATATCGGCATAGTGCAGCCATGTTCCCCGATGACGATACATGGAACCGGAAGCCGGGAGGCCATGATCTTTCCGCATCCGTGCCAGCGGGCGCAGTTCACCGGAACCGAGGCGGCAGTTGATGGCTTCTGCCGCTCCGTCCGATGCAAGGAGGTGTCTGCCCGTTGAGGGGAGAATCCCGCCAAAGGTGCGGATGTCGATAATCATAGCCGCAAGGATAGCATGCTATGAACTACAATACACTGTCACTTTTGGCTTAACGAGGCAAAAATGGAGGAGGGCTATTGCTTCCTGAGTTCAGGCGGAAGCTGCATGTGGGTTCGTTCAGATTCATAGGCGTTGCGGCAGTGTTCCGTTTCCCAGAAGAACAACCCGTCGACCAAGTTGCGGGGCCATGCGCGGATGCCTGCCTGTTCCCACCGCCAGCATCGGCTGCTCAGTGTTTCGTCCGGCCAGCCCATGAACAGGGTGTTGAGGAACTGATCGAGGCCGATGAGGATACGCTTTCCGTATGTCATGCGGCTTCAACCTCTTCCGCCGTGGTCGCGGCCTCGACCGCCGCCTTGCGTTCCCCGCCCCGCTGCATCGTCTCGTTCTTGTGCTTCATGGCCCCGCCCGCGTAGAGCGCGAGGAAGCCCGGTGCATCGAACGTCAGGCGCGCCAGTTCGCCGTCCGGCGTGTAGGCGTTCCACGTCACGGAGTCGGGCAGGCCCGGCATCCCCGCCTGTTTCATGATGCAGACGTTCGCCGTATCCGCAAAATTCTGCTGGTCAAAGGCATCATAGCTGAAATGATAGGTCACCCCGTCTACGGTATAGTCGAATCCGGCAAGGATGGCGGCCGACGCTTCCGCGTCGATCAGGGATTTCTTGTCCTGTTTGATGTCTTCCAGCGTGGGCACATAGGGCTGTTCCTCTGTCACGCATTCAGAATGCGCCTCGGCGTAGGCGAACACGGCGTCCCATTCCCCTGTGAATTCTGTAGCGTAAGGATAGACGTGGTAAGGCATGCCGTCCTTTGTGATGACATAGGAATCATCAGCAGTCCGGTAGATGATTTGTCCGTAATCCATACTTTCCCCCTTATGCGACTCTGACCGCATACCACCAGTCGTGCGGGATAGAAGTTCCGCCAGCGACGGTCATGAAATCAATCTTTCCATTTATCGACGTAATCACTCTCCATGTCCCTCCGCTGGGGACAGTTTGATTATTGCGCCCGAACCATACTCCCGAGACGGCGGTGGATATGTACGCGCTGTTCGCATAGTTCACGCTGAAATTAGCGGGATTGTAAACGTACATATTGGTTCCGTCATTGCCTCCCCACAGCCAACCGGGTTGGCCTCCCTGACCCGCCCAATTCCAGACGGTATCGACGCCCCCTTCCCTGCGCAGGCGGTTCGCGGCCCATGCCGTCCCTCCGTTCGCAGGAGCACTTCCGGCGCTGTTCGCATAGTTGGCAGTGTTGGCGGAATCAGCATGTCCGGCAGTATCGGATTTCCCATGAACGGCCCCGTTAACAAACAAATCTCCGTCGATATGCAGCGGCCGATTTACGCTGGCCTCTCCAGTACCATCCTCGCGGATGTTCACGGCAAAGCTTATATATTCGCCGCTGCTATTTTTTGCAAAAAGTTGCGCCAGTTTGGAGTTATCCTTCGCCAGCTGTATCAGGTCAACCCCACCCATGTTTGCGCCGTTTTTATCAGCAAAAAACAAGCCCTTATCGGAATCGACGGCGGGTGCGGCAGAAGTAACATTGGAAGTGCCATTGATCTGGATGCTGCCGGACAGGACGCCACCAGCCAAAGGGAGTTTCGACTTGGCGGCATCATAGGCCGTCTTGACTGCAAGAGGCGTGGCGGCACAGTCGTTTCTCGTGCTATCGACTGCGGATGAAAGCGTGAGCCTGTCCGCCGCGGCTTGGGCAATCTGGGCTTTCTCGGTACAGATCCTTTCCGATTCGTTCAGGTTTGCCGATACCCGTTCAACGAGATCGCGGTAAGCCTGCACTTCTTTCGACTGGGAAACAGCGCGGGAGGAAAGGCTGTGTTCCACGGCGGCGATGGTGGCGGGCAGGGTAACTCCACGGATGCCCACAAGCGTTTTGCCGGTAGAGGCCGTATAGGATACCGAGTCGATATAGATCCCGTTTTCAGTGGCAAGGAAGGCATCATTGGCAAGAATGCGTAGGGCCATCATGGGCTCAAGAGAGTCCGTCCAGTCGCCCGGAAGAGAGAAAGAGGTAGCGGATTCCACGGTTATCGCGACAGCGTTTCCGTCGCTCTGGCGGCATCGGATCCAGATGTTGTTCAGGAGATCCGCCTGTGCCTGCGCGGTGAGGGTGGCGTAGATGAACGAGCCGATGGGCCAGCTTTGGGCTGCGGTTCCTTCTTGGCCTCTCTCCACGGTGATGGTGTTCGCTGAGGTGTTCACCGCAGTGACATGCACGACCTCGCGTGTGGAGCCGGACCAGCGGATGACGCAGGGGATGTAGTCCGCGCCCGGCACCACTGATGGGAAGAGCGAGGCGTTGGAGACATAGATGGTCGTGTCGACGGAGGAAACGTCCTGCGTGATCCCCATTTCGACGAAGTTTTTCAGAATCGGGAGTTTATCTTTGTAAGCCATAGGGGGCTCCTATCCGCCGAATGGAGGCGCGATGATGGAAAGGGAACCTGTGGTTCCGCCGTGAAGGAATTTGATGCGTTCCTCCGCGATGGCCTTGGAAAATTCCTTTTGATGATAAAGGGCCATCTCCGCGTTGAACCACGGCTGGCCGGACTGAAGCAGTATCCGCGACAGCGCTCCCGAGGCGATGACGTCTTGCTCCAGCCAGTCGGGAACGTATCTGGCGCTTCCGTCGATGGTCAGCGCCGCTGAAACTTCAAGTGCCGCTTCAAGATCTGTGGCCGGGACAGGGTGCACTTCGAGGATGCCGTGTCCGTAGCGCCAAGAATCGGGTTCGCCTTCAGCGGGAAAGTCTGGCCAGAAATCTCCGGGCATGGGGTGAAGGTTCCGATTGCCATTGAACCTGACGCCAAGGATGGCGCAGGCTTCGGCATGGGGCGGCGTCACAAGCGGGTATCTGGCCTTGCCGGAAACCACATCGAGCTTGATGAGGGGGCACCGCCAGATCAGCGTGTCTTCAAGGAATTTCTTGACGGCCCAGCGGACACTGTTCAGTACGAACGGCATGGGGCACAACGCGGCCTGCGCCGTTACAAGTGGAGAAAAATCGCGCAGCGTAGCCATTACGAACTCGGAATGCTGTAGGAACGGTTGTACGGATTGCCGAGCACACGGGCCCGATCCTCATAGCCGAGCGCGACATAATATTGCTGGAGGTGCTCCGTGGCGCGGCCTCTGTCCGCTGCGGACGTGGCGTTCAGGCTGTAGGCCCGGTACAGGACGTATTCCCGCAAAGGTTCCGCCCAGATGCCGGAAAGGGGCAGGGCATCGGCGAGGGAGCGCATTTGGGGGATGTCGTCGGCGCACTCGATCTCGACGAAGACAGATTCGCCGGGGGGCGGCGTGACCCAGAAGCAGTCCGGCGTGGCCTGAACAAAAGCGTACTGGTCAATCTCTTCGGAGCCGAATTCCAGATGCCAGCCGGAGGCCAGCGTATTCATGGCCTCCCGCGTGGTCGGTTCAATGGGCCGTCCGGGGGTAAGCCCGTCCGGGCCCATGTTCCGAACCATGGCAAGAAACATGAGCGAGCCTTCCGGTATCCTCTGGCGCGTCGACCCCGGCGTCAGCTTGACGACATGAGCCCGCGCGTTGGCGTCCGGGCGCGCGAGAACCGTCTGGCGCATGGCGTCCGTCAGGTAGTTGAGGAGCATCGGCAGTGTCCAGCGCACGCGCCCTTGGTCGTTGAGCTGCATGCTCACGCGGTCGAGGATGTCGGAAGCGATCATGGTTATCCCGTGATGGTGATGGCGTAGCGGGGGATGAGCTTGTTCTTGACGGGGGCGCCGTTCTGGTCGGTCACATACCCGTGGATTACGGCTTCCTTCAGCACCTGTAGCACAGGTTCGGGAAGGGCCACTTCAACGTCACGCCGGATCTGGTAGGCCACCCCGTTCAGGGATACGAATACGTCGTTGGCCCCCTCAGTCCCCTCGGAACTGTTGATGACGCACTTCACCATCTTCACGGCCTTGGGGCTGGCGGGCTTGGCTTTCACCGTACCGTCGGCGGGGCGTTCGGCGGCCGGTTCCGTCTGGAGCGGCTGTTCAGCCCCCATTTCTTCAATGGCTTTGTCCATTTCGTTCTTGCTCATGCAATATCCTTGCGGCGGG